ATATCAGTTCTAACGACAGCCCTAGTAAACAAGGGATATATTAAGGTGGTTTATCAGGGTTTCAGGGGCGAGCGGGCAGATACCAGGCAGGTTATATACAGGGCTGACATGCCACTGGCTGACATTGTCGCAGTGACTAGCGAGCCTGCGCCGTTCATGATAGAACAACAGCATAAAATCCAATTAAATCAACCAGTTAAGGGGCAAACCATGGCAAAGCGCAAAGCAGTGAAAGTAAATGATCAGGCAGTTACTGACCTAGGGTTGACCGATTGTCAACAAACTATAGATGAAATGACAATTGAAGCAATTAGGAAAGCAGTTGGCAGCGAGATATTCGCAGCAGCACAGCAGCAGGCAGGGCCAACAGCGACAGCAGCGCAGATCGAAGCAGTGCTAGCTAGAATGCTAACCTAAGCATTCAATAACAGCTACTGGTTAACATAATGGACATTGTATAAAGCAGGTGTTACTACAGTTTGACCCTAGTCATTAGGTACATTTAGCGCATACTGCCAGCAGAGCGCAGTAATACTCAGGCACTAAAGACGACCCTTTGCCCCCCCACCCGCTGGCTGTATCGAGGGGGGTATGGATGAATTTTTCCCTGTTTTTCGTAGCCGTAGCTAATTGCTGTTTGGCAGGAATGCTTGTTGGCAGAGGTTGCGTTTATTGTCCTGTGGACAAAACCTGATTAGCAGACGAACTATGGCACTCACTAAAAAAAGTGAAAGTATCCATAAATGGATGCAGCACCTTGTTTATCTAACCTGACCAACAGTTGTTAGTTGTTGGCTCCACCTGTGTGGCCCCGTTCGCTGTCTGGCTACTAGAAGTCCCAATGGATTCGGTACGTTTATCTCAGTTGGTATGCTGCCTGCCGTCTGAAGGGCTGAGTGATGGCCCCATGTGTTGAACTATGCCACAAATAATTGTTGTCTGCAATGATCGCACTGTGATAGCATAGATTCGTTGAGACTTAGTTGTTGAAAACTTCTCTGTTAGAGCGGAGACGAGTTGTTGGGTGTTAGCGCACCCTCAACACGCATGGGGATTGGCAGCGAGAAGGACTTGCCCTGGGAAGGTTTGATTCCGACTCATCAGGCCCCTCGGTAGCGCACTGGCCAGTGACAGTCCCCAGCCGTGTTGGTGAAAGCGGATGCTGGCATTCGATACGCAAGGCAATTGCACCAGACACAGCGAGTAGCCAACAATTTTGTAACGCATCAAAGGAGATAAACAGATGGATGCACCAAAAGCAGGTGGTAACCTGCGTAAAAATACCCGCAAAGAAAAAGATTCACATCCTGATCTCACAGGCAAGTGGACAGACCAATCTGGTCAACAGTACTGGCTGTCAGCATGGCGCAATGTTGATGACAAGACTGGCAACGTCTGGTTCAGCTTGAAGCTTGGCGCTCCTGTTGAACAACAATCTGGCGGTTATGAATCCAAGAAGCCTGCTCTTGTACAGAAACCTGTATCTAGAAGCTTTGCCGACATGGATGATTCCATCCCTTTCTGATCAACACGGAGACTCACATGAAAAAAGCTTTGATTGGCATCTGGTTAGTTGCCTCTACTTTCACCGTCTGGGCATCTTGCGTGACCCATACCTATTCTTCTAATGGTAGATACGTCACTTGCACCACTTGCTGTTATGGCAACAACTGCAATACCAACTGCTATTGATGGTTGAAAAGGTAGAGAAGAAGACAAACGGCACTTACCCCTCCGTAAAAGGATGGGGTGGTGTTCGTAATGTCGTCCAGCGTATTGAACGCTCACAAACAATCGTTGCCAACCGTGAAGCTGTGGCTTATAGCCTGCTCACCATGGCTAATACCAAGATCACTGACATCATGGAGTGGGATGACTCTGGCAATGTGCGGGTCAAAGCCAGCTCTAAGATTCCCGAACATGCACTGCAATCAATCAAGAAGATCAGCCAACGAGTAGACAAAGAAGGAAACGCAGTCATTGACATTGAACTGTTTGACAAGGTTCAAGTCCTGCGTATTCTGGCTAAAGCTTCTGGTCTGCTCGATACCCCAGATGATGGACAAAAACCGTCTGTCATTGGCATCAATATGAAAGCACCCGATGTGCAGGACATTGAATGACAAAACATAAAGAGCAGAGTTCCAAGGCAGTGCCGATGGCTGGCATTGATTTGGACTTCAGCAAGTCGCCTGTAATCTACGACTTCATCCAGAACAACGACTTTGTCCAAGGAATCATGGGGCCAGTTGGCAGTGGCAAGTCTTATGGCTGTGCCGCCAAGATCATGGTCAAGGCTGTCCAGCAAGCACCCAGCCCTGTTGACGGAATCAGGTACTCACGCTGGGCTGTGGTCAGGAATAGCTACCCCATGCTGAAGACCACCACCATCAAAACGTGGCTGGATCTGTTTCCAGAAGGCACATTTGGCCCGATGCTGTGGACACCACCCATTACCCACCACATCCGACTGCCTGCTCGTGGGGATGCCGCTGGTATTGACTGCGAAGTGATCTTCTTGGCTCTTGACCAACCCAAAGATGTCCGAAAGCTACTGTCTTTGGAGTTGACTGGCGCTTGGGTGAACGAAGCAAGGGAGTTGCCCAAGGCTGTGATTGACGGATTGACCCACCGTGTCGGACGATACCCAACTAAGCGGGATGGCGGTGCGTCTTGGTCTGGCATCTGGATGGACACCAACCCCATGGATGATGACCACTGGTGGCATCGCATGGCAGAGAAGGAAAAGCTGACAGGCAAGTTTGCTTGGAAGTTCTGGAGACAGCCAGGTGGCGTGACCGAGGTCAACAGCGATGATCTGCCTGAGTTCCCAGAGGCCAATGATCACATTTTCAGTGCTGGCAAGTGGTGGAAGATCAACCCAAAAGCCGAAAACATCAACAATCTACCCGCTGGCTACTACCTCCAGATGCTGGGCGGCAAGAATCTAGACTGGATCAAGTGCTATGCGGGTGGCGAGTACACCTACGTCCAAGAAGGTAGACCAGTCTGGCCTGAGTACGAAGACAGCACCATGTCTGGAGACACCGAAATCGACATGACTGTGCCGATCCAAGTGGGATTGGACTTTGGTTTGACCCCAGCAGCCACCATTGGACAGCGTTTGCCCAACGGAAGATGGATCATCCACCAAGAAATTGTCACTTTTGACATGGGTTTGGAGCGGTTCGGCACTCAATTGCTGGCTGAACTAAACGCCAGATACCCTAATCACCAAGTAATGATCTGGGGCGACCCCGCTGGTATGGCACGAGATGCTATCTACGAGGTGACAGCCTTTGACTTCCTGAGAACCCTTGGCCTAAAAGCCCAGCCAACTGCTAGCAACGACTTCAAAGTGCGCCGAGAAGCATCTGCCGCACCCATGCAAAGGCTGATAAATGGCAAACCTGGGCTGATTGTCAACCGAGAATGCAAGCTTTTACGCAAGGCGCTAGCAGGTGGATATCACTTTAAGCGCATTGCTGTCGGCGCAGGCCACGAGCGGTTCCGAGATGCGCCAAACAAGAATGAACACTCGCACATTGGTGATTCCTTTGGATATTTGATGCTGGGCGGGGGTGAATACAACCGCATGACCCGCAGTCCAACCTACGGCGCACGACCCTTGGGTCAGCTCATGAACGCCAATACCGACTTTGATGTGTTCTCATAAGCTATCAGATTGATATCATAGTATTGCTTTTGGTCATGGAGCGCATAGAATCGCCTCATGGATGACCTGATCAAGCATTTTTTCTCTGATGGCTTGTATGCCAAGGAGATCCGCATACCAGAAAATTACTGTGCTACTCAGCACAAGCATACCTACGACCACATGAGCATTTTGGCTGAAGGTTGTGTTGTGGTAAAAGTCGATGGGGTCGAAACTGAATACCATGCGCCAGCTTGCATCAACATTGAGGCTGGCAAGAACCATGAAATCATTGGGGTGACGGACAGTGTGTGGTATTGCATCCATGCCACTGCCGAAACTGATGTTGAAAAAATTGACGAAGTCTTAATAAGGAGTTAACCATGCCATTAATTGCATTAGCTATCGTTGGAGGAAGCCTTTACACAGCAGGTGAATCTAGACGAGCTAGACGAAGTGCAGAACGCAACCAAGAAAAGGCGCTGTTGCAACAACAAAAGGACGCTGAAGCTATGCGAACAGAAATGTCTCGGCAAACTGCTGAGTATGCCAAGCAAGGCGCATCTCTTGAACAGCAAGCAAATGTTGCAAGGCAGCAATTTGATACTGCACAAGCACAGTACAAAGAAAATAAAGCTTCTATGGAAACAAAAGCCAAAGAAGTTCAAGCCGCTGCTGAAGAAGAACGCCGCAAAGCTGCCGCTTCTGAAGCATCTGCACTGAAAGCTCGCACTCGTGGTGGTCGCCGCTCCCTGCTGTCTCAAGAGCGCATGGATTCTGAGCTTGGTCTTGGCATGACTACCCTTGGCTCTGGAATGACGGTGCAGTAATGGCTACCAGTTACCAGAAAAAAAGGGCTGTACGCCGTGCTACGTCAGACATCGATCGTCTGGCTAAACAATACCAGCAAGAAATCGCTGGTATTACTGGAGAACAAGAAGCCGCATATGGTCAGTATCAAAAAGATGTTGGTACAAAAATGGCTCCATACGAAAGTGCTGTTTCTGAGTATTTAAAAAAATATTCAACTTATGAAACAGAGGCATCAGCTTACAAAAAACAAATTGACGAGTACCAGTCAAAACTAGAAGCGTATAAAAAATCTGGGCCGACATATACAGATTTGCCACTTCAAGAAAAAGTAAAAATTGGCACTACGTTTGAAATGGATGCACAAGTCCCTCTGTATAAATACAAAATTGAAGGCAAGTGGTACAACACCGCAGGTGCTGTGTACGATGAATACGAGCCAATCATGGGTGAGGAACTTATTTATGTGAAAGGCGGTAGTAGGAGAAGGCAACCAACTATTGTTGGTGTTAAAAAACTCAACCCAGCGCCAGAAGCATTTAGCGGAACTGCGCCTACAGCACCAGAAGCTCCTACAACTCCAGCCATTGATGAGTTTGATATAGAGCCATTTAAAGCAAAGCAAGCACAAGCAGAACAAACACTCAAGCGTGAAGTTGGTGAGCGCCGTGCTGCCAAGCTTGGCGCTGTCTCTCGCAAAGCAACACGACCCCTACTCGGAGGAGCAACACCATGAAAGAAGTATGGGACAAGCCACGACCAAAAGACTTGGGTAAGTCAAAGCCGCTCTCTCCAGTAGAAAAACGCAACGCCATGCGCCGTGCTGCCAAGTCTGGTAGACCATATCCCAACTTGGTAGACAACATGGCGGCGGCAAAGGACAACAAGTGAGCAAGTACGAAGACCCAGAAGGTGGATTGACGGAAGCTGGACGGCGCAAGTTTGAGCGTTCTGGTGAAAGCAAGAATCTACAAGCTGGTGTCAAAGAGTCTTCACCAAGCGGTGATAAAGCTAGACGCAAAGGCTCTTTCTTGACTCGCTTCTACACCAACCCAAGTGGGCCACTGGTGGATGACAACGGAAAGCCAACCAGATTGGCGCTAGCAGCAAACGCTTGGGGTGAACCAGTGCCACGCACCGCCGCATCTGCGGCAAGACTGGCGGCAAAGGGTCGCAGTTTGTTGAGCAAATACAAGATGGAAGACGAGGACTGAACCATGAAAGACAGCAAGACAAAAATGCAAGACAAGGTCGCCAAGGTCATGCGTGAGTACAAAGCTGGCAAGCTCAAAAGCTCAAGCGGCGACAAAGTAACCAACCAAAAGCAGGCTGTGGCTATTGCCATGTCTGAAGCTGGCATGAAACAGAAGAGCAAATAATGGCAACCCTGTTAGTTAATCGTGAGTCACAAAACCAGAAGGCGCAGTTTGTTGCGCTGACCCACAAGAACAACGATGGTGAGCAAGTAA